CCCACATGGCGTCAACTCACGTGACTGATTGTGTTCAGATAAGCTGATTGTGTGACTTGCACACTGCACAGGGGGTCAGGGGTAATAATGTAACCCTGACCATATCGTATTTCGTAAATTAACAAATATATGTAACTACGATATGACCCCGTTTTTATGACTCGTTACTCTGGACGAAATTGGCATCCTACTGCAATCGCTCGTAACGCTACAGGTGTTACCGTCGCTTCTAAACTTCGATCAACTCGTAACGCTCTTACACGATTTAAGCGTAATCCTACTAGCATTAAACTTAAAAATAAAATGAGAAATATGGGTACTCAAACAATTACTGAAAGTAAACGTAAGAGATACCGCGCACGAGCAGATGGCGCAGGAGAGAATATGACTGTTTATAAAACAATCAAATACAAATTAACGAAACTAAACAAGTTCGCTAAATTTATCGGTGCAGAAACAGTACATGAAACACAAGGTTTCAATTTATTGTATCATGAAAATACCGATATTGCAAATTCACAGAAAGTTAAAATAGTAGCAAATATCTTTGATAGTCAGGATACTCAAGCTATTATGAATATTGCTTACTCTAATATTGCAGGAGCAGCACCACTTAATTCTAATGCTACTACTATTATTGCAAATCAATCAAGCTCTTATAAATTCTTTATTCAGAGCTGTCATTTAGCCCAAGAATGGACTAATATGAGTGCTGGTGAATCCACCATAACATTTTATTTATGCATGGCTAAGAACACTCGTTCCACAGGACTCAATGCAGAGAGTGAATGGGGTGAAGGTTTAGATGATGCGTCTGGCCTACTCGGACAAACGGCTGTTTCTGATACAGTTATTGGAAATGTACCTACTCAATCTAAGTTGTTTAATATGCAATGGAAGATAGCTGATAAAAAAACGTTTAAAGCACAAGCAGGTGCTAAAGTTAACTATAACTTTACTTTTAAACCACAGAGTATAGTAGACTCTGAATATTGGGCAAGACATACCTATGTTAAAGGAATGTCTTTCCAACTCATGGTTGTAACACACGGTCAGTTGGGTTTATCCCAACATGAAGGAGAACTTAATACTATTATTCCTAAACCAGTACAATGGATCTATACTAGTCGCAAGCGTTATACACTTCGCACTATTAACCATTATGCTAGAAATATTACTCAAGTATTTGAAGAACCACTTCTTAAAGTAGAAGATGTAAACCCAGTACAAGTAATGGAGGATGATGGTAATCTTAAGCCATAGTTGCACACACCTTAACAAAAAAATAATATATGTTTTAACCCTAAAAATTTTTGCAGCTAACCCTTAAGAGCTATTTAACCTTAAAACCTTAAATGATTATATTTTGATCTTTAACCTTAATAATTACGGTAAATCTCCTCAATAATGCAGCCTGGGTTTCTTCATCTTCCCAGATCTGCTCAATAGTATACTGACTAGTAACTATAAGCTTGGAGGGTCTGATTCTTCTTGAGCCGCCCTTAATCTCTGCGATAAATGGGGCAAAATCGGCCCAATGCTTGAATTTTCCTCCAAGTGCCCGGTCGTATTTATCAACGTCGTCGACAAGTACAACGGGTTCGTTTTGATATCCGTCCCACCATTGATTTCTTGGCTTAGAGTAGCAAGAAGGGTAAGCGCTCCAGACGGCACGGGTTTTACCGCACCCAGACAATCCGGTGATCCAAATCCCACAGGTTGCGTCGAGCGACGGAGCCTGCGGCATAAAGTCAGTTCTGATCTTCTGGAGGGTGGTGTAGCACCTAATCCTAATATCGGCATCAATCGCTGCGATATTCCCAGTAATGGCGTGAGCCCAAGCAGAATCCCATCGAGTTCGTTCCACGTCTCCTTGGTCAGCAGGTGAGGCTGGACAGATACCACGTTCATGAAAGTCCCCTCCTTTTGAACAGTAAACTTTGTTCTGAGCGGCAGTACCTCGGGCAACAGACAAATGACATCCAGGTAAGATCGCGCAAACACTACGCATAGTTTTCCCTGCTGCGAAAGTGATGTAGCCTTGCAGATGCTGCGTACCTGTGGTAGGAGCAGTCTCCTTCCCATAGATGACATAAAGGCAGGGTAGGATATCGATAGCACGACAGTCGGCTTCAGTGTAGTTGTTGAGAGTAAAGCACCAGCTTCGATGTCTTGACCTTCTGGAGGGTAGGGCTGCAGAGTCGTCTCCATTTTCCATGATGAAAACAGTGGAAAACGACCTGCTTTTATATCTGAATACCCCACATGGCGTCAACTCACGTGACTGATTGTGTTCAGATAAGCTGATTGTGTGACTTGCACACTGCACAGGGGGTCAGGGGTAATAATGTAACCCTGACCATATCGTATTTCGTAAAT